AAAACCCTAACAACAGAACTGAAAAAATGGAGGCCCAAAATTTAGGGGTATCAGGAAATTTCCCAGTGGTCGACAACACTGGACGCCAAGGTGGGTGGCAGTGCCCAATCAAGTTCGGCTCTCCCGAGGATTGGCTTCTCCGCAGATGCCTTGAGGGATACAAGCCAGCCCCCGATGTGATCTTCGTGGCGCACTACCCTGCGACCACGCGTGAGACTCCTGTGCAGATTGACTAATAAACAATGCAGGAAGCCGTGCCCGGCATTGGGTGTTCACCCTGAACAACCCCAATTGCATGGAGAACACTGGCTCTTTTCTTCCCGAGGACGCCGAGTACTATATCTTTGGAAGAGAAGTTGGAGAAAGCGGAACGCCGCACCTTCAAGGATACATTTGTCTGAAGGAGAAGAAGGCTTTAGCCTGGATGAAGAAACACATTCACCCACATTGCCATTGGGAGATCGCCCGCGGGACGCCGCAGCAGGCGGCGGATTACTGTAAGAAGGATGGAGACTTTGTCGAAGTAGGCGAGCTTCCACAGTCCAACGGCAGCGCCGGAGGCGCAGGTAACAAAAGACGTTGGGTAGAGGCCTTTGAGAATGCAAAGCTAGGCAAATTTGATGAAATAGACCCACAGATTCGGATCATGTATCATCGGACTCTGAAGCAGATCAATGTGGACCACTTGTTAGAACACGCACAGTTGGATGGCGAGCTTGAAAATCTATGGTATCATGGCCCCCCCGGCAGTGGCAAGAGCCGGCATGCACGCGAGCAACATAGTGACATATATCTTAAGGCACTCAATCATTGGTGGGATGGATATAGAGGTGAAGACACTGTGCTCATTGAAGAATGGGAACTCACAAGTGGGAAATACTTGGGCCACCACCTCAAGATTTGGGCCGATCGGTACGCCTTTGCCCCAGAGATCAAAGGCTCCCACCTGCCTAAGCAGCGCCCAAAGAGAATCATCATCACAAGCAATTATAGCATTGACGAGTGCTTCGGACCAGACGTGGATCGACAGCTCAACCTCGCAATCAGACGACGGTTTCGAGAACTGGAGTTTCCAATCATTGGACAGCAGCCCGTAGAGGACTTTAGTTAGGGCCTCGGACTTAGGGGTTTAGGGTTTAATGCGGTAGAGTTAAGACAATAAAAAAATCGTTTTTAAAAAAGGCCGTCCGCAGGACTTAATGGACCATCGAGTGTCCACCGTTATCCCTAGGCAGTATTACCTAGGGATAACGTTAGACCGGACCTATGCTCCGGTCTATAAAAGAGGTGGCGCGCCGAAGGCGCGCCCACCGAATGCAGCGACCGCTGAACTTTCCAGTCAGCAAGCATTACGATCCTTACGCCCAACCGAGGATGAGTGCGATGAAAAGAGCAGGAGGTGGTGCAGCGGCGAAAGGAGGCAACAGTCAAGCGGCGCTGCGTTCCGCGAAGCGGAACCGTTATGGCCAGGAGCAGTACAAAATTCGTTACCCAACGCATTATCAGTATTGTTTGCGATTGTTGACGTATACGACAGGACAGATCGTGAGCCCCAATGACATTCCAGGTTCCGGCGCGCCAGCGACGCCTACCACTGACACTGCAGTCACTCTCGGATACGATTTGCGCCCCGAAGGGGGCGCACAAGTGTATCACCAGCTTAATCCCCGAACGGCGGATGTGGCTACGAACGGAGAGATGACGTTGAATGCATCAGGATTGTATTGGGTTTGGGCAGAGCATTTGCCCGGACGCTTGTGTCCATGGCTTCAGACATATTTTGCTTTCAAGCTTGACGCACAAGGATTCAATTTGTGCGATCCAACACAGTTTGCGACTGGCTGTAAGCAGTACGAGTATGTCAAGCAAGGACCGTATTGTGCCACGTTTGTGTGGCCAGATATGCCGATTGACAAGGCAGGCCCTGTCCGCCGTTACTATCCCATTTCCCAACCCACTTTTAGTACCGATACTAACACTGGAACACTTTCTTCCTACGGCGCAGCGAATGTTGAAGAGCGAGGCATTGGTGTGTGGGAGATGATCATCATTCCACCTCGCAGGTACAAGAGCGTGAATCTTGACATTATTTGTGATCAAGACGGATGGGACAGACTCATTGACATGGGCTTTAAGCCCAGACCCGCGCAGCGGGTTACGAAGATATACTGTTCAAATTCCGGTTTGGACCAGGATTCTGTAGAAGCAGCCATTTCAATTTTGCAACAGCCAGAGGAGCGTGAGTACAACGACGCGGCCAAGTTCAATGTCGGAGACATGAAGCAGTACAAAATGCGTTATTTGGACACTGAGGAGGTGTGTCAATATTACGGCAACAACAGTCTATCTCCCATTCAGCCGGACAGAGATCGAAGCACTCAATATCCGTCGTTGGGCGACGGGAACGACACGTTGAAGAGACAGGGATACCCGTGTGTTCCTTTTGGCTCAGCTGTTGTGTTTCGTTGCAGGCAGTTTGCCCCAGTGCAGCAAACTGTCACCGTTGTGGATGAACAACCGGTTGTGACACAGACACAAACATGCATCAGGCAGACAATTCCGTTGGACATTTATTTGGACAGCGTCACTACATTCAAGAGCCCTGTCAAGGGCGAATTTGATCTTGATCTGCCTTTTACCAACCCGGCGTCTCTGGCGCCGTAGTAAATCAATAGTAACCACTGAACTTACCTTTTGCTTTGCCAATTGAGCCGTAGTATTTGTGCCCGCGCAGCATTTGTTTGTAACCTGCCCGACCACCAGAGTACCGGGAGTAGGCTTTGGCCTTGACCTTTCCGGTTCGTTTCCGCGAGAGAAAGCCTCTAACGAGAGCCTGGATTTTGGTTGCCGATTTGGTTCGTTTCCGCATAGCGCGGAAGCGTTTGCGAGGACCGTAAGGCATGATGACGCATTAGCAGCGTCAATACACAATTCCGGCTTAAATACTAAAATTTTAGGTCCAGTCCAAGGGTCCGACCAGTAGGTATATATATGCATAACGCTGGACTCCCCAGTGTGTACACTTGGTCGAGTGGTACGCGGGTGTGAAAGAGTCACAGAACCCGGTACACACAGTAGTTCGAGCGCTGCTCGTGTCAGAGAAAAAACCCTAACAACAGAACTGAAAAAATGGAGGCCCAAAATTTAGGGGTATCAGGAAATTTCCCAGTGGTCGACAACACTGGACGCCAAGGTGGGTGGCAGTGCCCAATCAAGTTCGGCTC